GGCTTTTCCTCAGTGTCAATCGGCTTGGGAAACTGAACAATTTTGTCGTCGCTCATACAATCCAACCACTGTCGCTATAACTTAGCGACTTTGAAAATCCATAACTGGAACCAGAAGAAGCCCTCGTTGCCATTCCCCCAAAAGTCAGGACAAAACTGTCTGCCAAGTCGGGCGACTTCTGACCACGCCGTTTCAATTCGTCCTTGCTCTCGACCTTCAATTTACCTGACGACAGGTATTTGAAACGAACTGAACTAAGTTCGGAAATCAATTCGTCGTCTTGAGGCATGTTTACATCACGCGCCTCAAGCCATTCTCGTGCCTTGAACCAGAGTTCATCGCGGAGCCTGCCGAAGCGTTGTCCCAGTGCTGGGCTTTCTGCCACGTTGATACCGCGAATGTTGGGGCCAAACTCCATCTCTGTAAGACGGTCAACCACCCCTGCGCCCAAGCCGATACTGTCTACCAGTATTTCACCGGGTCGCTCCTGATAAGGTGTGCTTTCATACTCTGTGAGTATGATGCCGCAAATCTCCATCAAATCTTTGTTGCGCCATGACTTGATTGGTTCGGAAAGGACGTTGCCCTGACGCTTACAAAGCGCAGTTCGGTCGTCACCGAAACGAGCAACGTCCAACCCCCAAACGGGCATGACGTTCTCGACCGCATCCACATCCCGCGTCACTGCGCTTTCAAGTAAGTGCAGTGGGATGACCACGTCATCGTCGGCTTCGGGGAACTCGCCAAGAACGCGCACCCGATAGATATTGCTCTCTTGCCCATATTGTCTAGCCATATCCTCAAGAAAGTCCTTGGAGACCGTTGAGGCGTCTTGGCATCCAACCCGCCTTGTCCACCAACGCTCGCAGTTACGACTGAAGGCGTCGAAGAAAAAACCCGATGAACGGGTCGGGTTTCCGACCATGACAGTCTTTGCGCCAGCGGTAGACATCGCGCCCTGTCCGACCTCAAAGATGATGTCGGGGACGCCTGATGCTTCATCGACGACGAAAAGCATGTTGGGCGAGTGAAACCCTTGTAGGGCTTCTGGTTGTTCTTTGCGGCTAGTCCTCGCGACCGCAAAGCTGTCAGCACCGCCTTTGAGTTCGATCTTGTCCGATTTGAACTCAAGTTGGTTCTGGAAAAACTCAGGGAGTTTGCGTCCCCATTTATTGATTTCAGGCCAGAGGACATCCGACAACTGCGAAGCAGTGTTGGCTGTGCAGGCCACCTTTACCGGGTAGTGGGTCAACATCCACCACAGAACGACCCAACTTAAAAACGCTGTCTTGCCGACGCCGTGACCGCTGCGGATTGCCACGCGGTCGTTGTCGCGTATGGCGCGGAGTGCTTCTTCTTGCCAAGGCTGTGGCTCGGCTTGCAAGACCGCTCTGACGAATAGGGCAGGGTCTTCGCGTAGCTGTAGGAGCCGACGCTCATGCTCTTTTAGCCCTTCGGCAGAAATTTTTTTTCGGGGCATAGGAGTCCCTTGCTAGTAACGCCCACCAAGGGGGGGTGGTTACGGGTGTATATATCTATCACTGCCCCCCGCCCGCCGCGACACGGTGGGGGGTGTGGGCTGGGTCGCCGTTTAGCCGCCGCTACCCTGACATTTACCCTGACATTCACAGAGTTAAGGCTAATTAACGTCTTTTTTCTCTAGGATTTCTGCGGGTTCTGGCAGATTGTGACCGTCAGTTTCATTAACTGACAGTCGGGATAGTTCGGCTGCTTTGGCCTGCGTCAACTGCTCGTCGATTGCACTGCCAATCTGCTCAAGCGCGCCGATAAGGTTCTCCCCGGTATGCTCTAGCCGCACGTCTGTCGGCACAAATTTGCCGATTGCGTTCAGGGTCTTAGCTGCGTCTTGTTTTAGCTGGTCAGCCAGTAGCATTGCCAGCGGGCGATCATCGCTTTCAAGGATGTCCAGAGACTTTTCCAACTCTGCCCTAACCCGCAGCACGATGCTTTGACCGTGACCAGAGCCTTTTGGACGGCCTCTTGATCGTTTAGTTTCAGCCATTTGTTTATTCACAAACCTTTGAAGTAAAAAAAAGCGACTGCACGGTTTACGCACAAATCGCCAACATATGCCAAGATTATTCGTTTGCGGCCTTTTAGTCAAACAATTATTCCTAATATGCTTGCAATCGTCTTAATTATCCCTTATATTATTCTTGTTGGGAATATTAAGTCATTAAGGAGATGAACCGATGAGAAACACATTCAAAATAACCAAGCGGTTTTATGAAGACCACGTTGAGCGCGATCTGCCTGCGCCAGATGTTGTCAAAGAAACTAAAACGCATCTGTGGATTGACGCCACAGAAAACGACGCGATGGCAGAGTTGCGTGCAGATGCTTGGTTTTATGCGGAAGGAAATGTTGATGGTCACGACCATCTGGTCAGGTCAGCCATCGCGTTGCTGCATGTAATTGGTCACGAGGGGGCGGCGTAAGCCGCTTCCGCGACGATAGAGAGAAAAGGAGATTATCGATGCGAAACAGAGACCAAATCAATCAAGCGGTGGCACTAGAAGATATGCTTCCAAACTGCGGTGTCGTTGCGGTGGCAAATGCCATCGGGGAGACAACCGAAAAAATGATGGAGACATTCCGTCAGGTGTGCAAGCGCGATGGTCGCTGGCAGGGTCGCACGAACTACGTCATGCGCCGCAAGGTGCTAAAGCACCTCAAAGTCAAATTCACTGAGAAGCGTGCAAGCGGCTCATTGAAAAAGTTTGTCGAGTGGCAAACAGCGCGTGACAAAAAATATATCGTCACGCTGGGTGATCACGTTGTTTTCGTCTGCAATGGCATCGTGCACGACCAGCACGAAATCAAACCAGCCGACGAACACAAGTTCGCCAGCAAACGTGTGAAGTCATTTATTGAAGTGGCGGCGTAAGCCGCCCGATAGGAGTGCCAAACCAATGTTCAAAGCATTAATGAAAAAAATCGGATTATTTCGCTCAAGCCGTGGCATCAAGGTAATCGTTTGTTGCCGTAACGGTTGGATGTACGACACTCACGCAATGAATGTGCCGCCGCTTCAACGTGGCAATTATCGAGGCATCCCGAAGTAATCGCCTAACGCATCGAGAGCCAATCTCAAGACAAGGATGCCGCCCTTTTGGTCGGCGTCCTTTTTCTTTGCCCAGTCCCCTGCGCTCACGCCAATCACACAAACATCGTAAGCACAATCATTCAACTGTCTGCCAATCTCTCTGGACGCCATTGAAAACTCAGCCCAAGCGTGTGCCTGACCATCTGACATCTCCGCATTGCTTTTGCCGACTGCTGGCGAGTAGGACGCCGTGACCCGCTGTGTCCCACTTCCACGCCGATGCAAAGCATAATACTTCATGCCCGCATCATACTGTCTTTGATTTATCTGACCGCGATGGTGATACCTGTCCAACGGCGTCTGCGTTGTCACCCGGCGACGCTTCGGCGCACCCGCAGTCTTATCCGTCGGTTCATCTCTAAACTCGTCATGTTGCCAACGCTCTGGTGTCCCAAAGTCTGTCGGTGCGCTCGGTTGCTGTCGTTTGCCCATTGGAAGCCCCTAGAATGGTATTTCATCGCCTGTCTCCCAATTCATTGGCGTCTTCCCCTCGCCTGTCTCTGTGACCCTGACAACCTCGCTGTCAGGGAACACTGCCTTAACGTCATAAATGTCCTTAAAACGCGACGCGATTAGCCTTGTCACCTCGTCGATGGTAAACACTCGATGCCCTTCGGCAGCGTATTTGCCATGAGCGTGGTTCTGCACAACGGCAATCGCAAATCCGTCTTGTTCACAGTGCCACACCTTATCAGGCTCGACAGGATGCCCTGCGGCGGTAGCTTCTTCATCCAGCTTGCGCCAACCCCTAATCAACGCCGCCGCCTTCTGCGCGGTCAGTTCCGGGTCATCTGCCGCAACAGCATCATCGAGCTGCTGCCGCGCCCGCTCAAACCGCATCGCCATGTCTGGCGACACCAGCGATGTTAATTGTTCGACGCCCCATTTGCTCTCCATCTCAGCCGCGACCTTATCCAGAGGCTTTAACGCCTCATAGCACTGGCCTTGCCTCGGCGGTGTCGGCATGAAGGGTATTCGATCATCGTTTTTTCGGCGTTGGGATTTTTTCATTTCAACCTTCCAATATCATCTTCGACAGACACACGGACATCAGACGGGACAGACGGACAATACATAGTATTTGTCCGTGTCCGTCCCGTTTTCTGCTGTATTGTCAAAATCGGACATCTTCTTCATGTCCCGCGATGTCCCGTTTGTCCCGCAACCACACATACACCCCGTCAAACCCGCAGAAATGCTTGGTTTTTAGCTCATTTGCGGCACGATTAAACGCCTTCCGCACCGTGTCCGTCTTTGTCCCGCCGTGCAAATTGGCGAAGATTTCACGCCAATCGGACATTTTCGCCCCGGAACGGACAGGATAGGTTTCTGGCAGTGATTTCTTGCTATCTGCGAGTGCCACATGGAGCGCATCAAGGGCTAATTTGACGTTTCCATTGGGTCGATATGTTGCGGTTACGGACGCATCTGTCGCCTCGACCACACAGCTAGTTATGATCTTGCCTCTGTCGTTTTTGCCCAATTCGACTGTCTTTAGCTTAAAAGCATACTCGCCATCGACTTCCATATCGCGCTGCTTTGTGACCTTGGCTGCGCTGATTTGAGCATCCCTGTCTGCCACAACTTCGATTTCTGTGTCAGTTGCCGCCCTGAGTAGGCTGTGACCCCGTGCGCCAGCCGCTTGGTTCTTGCCTGTGTGATGAACAAGCATAACGTGTGCGCCTGTGGCGTGTCTGATGCGGTCACAGTTGTTGACCAAAGCCCCCATGCTGTCAGGGGCGTTCTCATTACCACCGTTCAAGGCTCTTGAAAGTGTATCGACCACCACCATGCGGATAGGCTGACCGATTTGCTCCATTGCCTGCTCGATCGCCATGATTAGGCGGCTGGCATCTGTCTCGTTGTTGCACAGGTCTATCGTTGTAGCGATACGACCGAAGGGCAACTTATCTGTGTCGAGATTATAATGTTTGTTATAGGCAACGATGCGGTTGTCGATGCCTCTGGCTCCTTCGAGCGCAAGATATATGACGCCGCCCTGCTCGACTGCCTTGCCGCGCCACTCTTTGCCTTGCGCCACATGGAAGGCTAGGTCGCTTGCAAAGAATGTTTTCCCTGTGTTGCTGTCGCCGTAGAGGACGGACATTCCGCCATCGGTCAACAAGTCTTCGACAAAATCAAAAGTCTCTGTGCGGATGGCAATGTCGCCTGACCACTTGATTTCAAATGGTGGCTTGATGCTTTCTTGCTCTGCCACCTCTGACGCCTCACCGGGGTCGGGCATCTGCCACTTCTGCCGCGCAGTTTTTATCAGTTCTGTGAGGTCTGGGTCTGCTGCCCCACCGTCACAATATGGGGCGCAGATTGCACCGATAAGAAAGTCCGAGTAGTTTCTGCCGACCAGCGTTGCGACGACGCGGAGCATATTGTTGTGCCACTCGCCCGCTTGCTTCGTCGTTTCCAACATCTGCTGTATCTGCGCGTCTGCTCTCCCTACACGCCCTGTATCGATCTCAAACGTCGGCTCCGCAGATAATTCAGGTGAATTATTGTCGGTGACATAAGTTCGCCTGAGTGCCTCTGCTTCGACTGGCGGTCTGGTTTCTTTCGGAATGTATCTGACGCGCTCTTTCTTGTAGCCACGTTCCAGCTTCTTTTCTGATGGGTGGCTGACTGTGCCAGCAAGACGCATAATACGCGGTGGGTCAATTACCCGGTCGCCACCAAAATAGTCTGCTAGGGCTTCTTGTTGTTTTTGCCACTGCTGTAGGTTGCGGGATGGGTCTTCAAGTCGCCAATATGCGTGGACGCGCTGGTTTGGTTCCCTGCCTGTTTCAATAACAAAGTTTGGTTTAAGCGGCGCAGTCTTGAGTTTTTCGACTGACGACGTATCGTCGGCGTCAACGAAGTGAAAATAGGATATTTCGACATCTGTGGCCTTGCCTGCCCCTTTTGTGTTTTTATTTCGCGGGTTCACGCCGACATAGACATTGTATTCTTCATTCATGTCGATGGCGTATTGCGCTGCGGCATCGACTTCTTTGATGCCAAAGTTCATCGGCGTTGTGATTGCGCTGATAGGGTGGATGCACCTGATTTCAAT